CAAACAGCAACTGCTCGTCTGAAAATGTCTCAATGCTTCGTTCCCATCTTGTGTCTTTACTCATACGTTTTCTCCTGATTCTGCTTTGATTAAATTTGCCGCAACGTGCCAATAGTTGTGCGACCCCTTAGCCGCCTCGTGCTGCACCATTAACAAGTTGATGATGCGCTGTCTTTCTGCCATTACACCTTCTGCGTATGTTTTAACCGTGTCTGTGTAGTAGACGTTTGAGTTTGGGAATTTCTGATTCATGTTGTGATCTCCACTCATTTGTTGCTCCTTGATCTAACTGCCTTCGCCATCTCCATCGCCCACTGTCTGTCAATATCATCAGCGGCAAGGTCTGCTTGTTTGTCCAGAGACTGCGCAATAGCCTCACGCTCTGCTCTGACTGCCGCCTCGCGGGACTCGTGCAACTCACGCATCACCTCGATGACAGCTATCTCATGCTTGAGCATGATTGCTTTAATCATCTCAATCGGCGTCTCAATCATCGCCAGTGCCGCAGCTTTGTTTTGGTCGATTTCGTTATGCGCTTTGATGATTGCCTCTTGATGTAATTTGCTCAGAGACTTCATCTCTCACTCCTTAATGCCGTGTGCTTGCTCAATGGCTCGGGCAAACTTGAGAACATCGCCCGCCAATCGTGGTTCTTCAGCGGGGTGGAACATCCACAGGTTTTTATAGGTGTTCCATATCTCCACATCCGTCAGCGGCTTGCGATGGGGTGGGGTGGTGTAGAGGGGAACCTCATATGGAATTGGATAGTTGGGGCGCTCGCTTCCCCATCGTACATGGGCAAAATCACCGACCATAGTCGCCCACGCCACCGGCTCCTGCTCTGGATGTGCCAAGGCTTCTCGGATGGCTTCCTGCGCCTTCAGAACGTCATACGGCTCACTCAGTCCATCCAACGCCTCCAGCGCCAGCTTCAATGCTTCGTCTTTGGTCACATCCGTACCCCCCTTTCCTGCAGCATGGCCTCGGCCTGGTCAAACGCAGACCGTGCTGTCTCCTCCGGGTTGGACATGGGCGACTGGCCCAGCAGGGCAAAGGCCGCGTACCAGTCCAGCATGGTGATCTCTTGGATAGAGATTGGGTCCTGCTTGGGCTTGAGGGCGTCAATTCCCTCTGATCTTTTTTTTGCCATTTGCTTTCTCCTTGATGGTTAACTTGGCTATGCTGAATTGCAGAGTAAGGCCAAGGTTCTGTCCGTTGATGGCCAAGCTGCGCGCCGTCTCGTTGTTGTTGATGATGTCTATTGCGTCTGCCAGGCCCTTGTTGTATCCGCTTTTATAGGCGTCGCCGCCGTCCAGGATCAGTGCGATGGCGTCACGTACCAAGGCTGACGCCTTGCGGTCACCTGCCGCGTCCTTGAGCTTCTTGTAGATATGCTCAGGGAGGTGGACGGAGTAGGGTATTAACCGCCGTGTTTCCATGATTTGAATCCTTCGTTGATGGCAAATAGCTTCTGTGCCTTGACCGGGTTATTGCGCAGCTCTGTGCGGGACTCGACTTCCAAGGTGGTCCTGAGCCAGCCGACTGTTGCCAGCTCCTCGGCCTCCATGATCTGACCTGTCTGGGCCAGATAACTCTGGAAGTCTTTGTCCTTGCATAGGATGCCGGCCAGCTTCACGGCGTCAGGGCCGTTGTCCGTGTCCCGGTTCATGGGGCGCTCGTCCCCGTTGAGCCGGACCATTACCACTTGGTAGCGCGCGCCGACAAAGTCGCGCAGGATACGCTCATCCATGTCGTCTGGATGCACGTTCAGGGTGAGGATATATCCAGTCCTGTCCTGCTTCAGGGCGACCTTGACCGCCTCGAATTGTGGGTGATTCATGATTCATTCATAAATTGGTTTGTTGTTTCTGTGCCAGTCTTTGTGACAAGATTCGCACAGCCATCTAACCTCAAGTGGTTTTGTGTAATCATCGTGATGACCTTCAATCTTTTTTGTTCCACTGCAAACAGAACAAGATGTTGCCGGGATTAGTTTTCCGTCTCGCACATAGTTTCTTGTGATAATTTGAGCTGCGTATTTCATTGGATACCGTTTGTGATACGCATCTATTGCTTTTTTCTTTGTTTTCTTTCCTGCATCCGTTTGCATGTAGTCTTTTCTTGCTTGGATTCTGTGCGGCTGATTGGATCGAGCCTTGTCGTAGGCTTTGATCTTTTCAAGATTAGCTTCTCTGTGTTTTTTAACTCTGCTTTTTACACATGGAATGCACTTGTTAAGGTGCCCGTCTGCCATTGCGTCATGTTTGTAAAACTCAGACAGAGGCTTCTCTATTCCGCACTCGCGGCATATCTTCATAGTTAATCTCCAAAAAGGTATGCCACTAGTATACCATTCTAAAATGGCAAATCTCCATCGTCTTCAATCGCCTGTTGAACCGGAGGCTTGACAACGTTGTCATTGGTCTTGGACTTGTAGTTGTTCCATGCCAGCCGGGTCCAAGGACCATACTGCCCGTCCATGTTCCAGCCTGACAGTTTGATTACGATGTCGTCGTCGTCATGCTCGCCCATCAGCTCCTTCAAGGCGGAGCGGGTCATGATCAGCTCACCGACCACGTCCGGCTTCTTCTCGTTGTCTTTATAACGGTTGGCGGACAGCTTGCCGCTGTTGGGGTACTTAGTTGCCATTTGCCTTCTCCTTCAGTTCGTTCTTACGCTTGGTGAAATCAGCCATGAGGGCTGTGTAATCTTCTGGGGCATCTACCTTGAGCTGGTCAAAGATGATCCTGTTGACCTTGAAGATGTCCATGATGTCCTTCTCTGAGGCTGCTTGGCCCAAGGCCAGGCGGGAGGCCTCGAGGACAACACCGACCCAGGCAGGAAAGTCTGCGTCCGGGTTTGCTGTGATGGTCAGTTGCCAAGGACCTGTCTTGCCCTCCATCTTTGCTGGCGGCTTGGCTGCAGGCTTAGGGGCGGCCTTGGGTGCAGGTTTCTCCTCCTCTGCGCCCTCGGGCAGGTCTTCCCCGGCGTAGATGTACAGGCCCAGACCGTGGCAGGCAATGGCCTTGACCAGACAGCGCATCATGTTCTTGTTGACGGCAAAGGCGTCAGGGTTCTTGATGGCCTGGTTGCGGTGGTCCATGACCGGCAGGTGCATGGTCAGGGGCTTGCCAAAGGCGGTAACGGTGCAGGAAACCATCATGGTTTCTCCATACATCTGGGGTTCGTGGAACACCCAGTTGGCCATTGGGTCGTGGCGCATCAGGTGGTCAACGGCCCACGCCCAGGACAGGTAGCTCAGGTTTTGCTTCTTCTCGATCTTGTCGCCAACGTCGATGGACGCCAGCTTTACAAAGTTATTTTCACTCATGGTTTTCTTTCGTTTCTAGGTATGCTTGGTGTTGCTTGCAGAATTTACTGACCTGACAGAACTTCTCGCATCGGGTGCGCTCGCCTGGGCGGTGCTCGATGAAATATCCTTTCGGGGGCAGTGCTGCTTCTGCTTGCTCTCTTGTGGGGTGTACGCTCTTTGCTCTGACTCCTCCTTCTTTCTTGACTGCGAACGCCTCCGGCTTGGCCCACATGTCTGACTCCGTGCACTCGGGCAGATCACCCCCGGTGTCGCTTTCAAAGTAGGCGGTGGCATGCTGGTGCAGACGGCTGTTGACAAACTCCTCCTGCTCCTCGAATGACCAGAGGGGGATGTCGATGGAAACGATTGGGGCTTGTGGGTAGGTTTCCTTGGCGGCGGCATCACGGCCGGACCAGTCGCGCACGATACAGATGATCTGCAATGACTTGACTGTCTTCTGCTTGGCCTTGGCTACCATCCAGGCGTAGATGTTGAGCTGCTGGTGCCACTCTTCCTTTTCGTTCTGGGCTGCCCATGCGCCGGTGACCTTGTAGTCCTTGATATGGACGCCGCCGTCTTCATCAATCTCCTGCAGGTCGATGGCGCCGGACAGGTTCCAGCCGTCATGGGTAAGGTGGATACGCTCTTCTACGATGTGGTTCTTGTCCTTGCCGTGCTCGAGGATGCCGTGGACGGCAGAGCCGAACAGGGACCAGACCATCTCGCTGGCGTCTACCTCGATGTCGTCCCAATGACGGTGCTTCAGCTGGACGATCTGAGGGCTGTTGAGCATCTCCGTGGCGGAGAGGTGGGCCTTGCCTTTGCTGTAGGTGGGCCGCTTAATTACATTGACGAACGTAGCTGGCAAGTTGTGTTTGTTAGTGAGTATCATACTTGTCCCCTTGCTCGGATGGCCTCACGGCAGTCGTAAGCAGTCTTGTCTTCCTGCCACAGATCATCACACACCTTCGCACACGCCTCACGCTCTGCGGCGGCGACAAGGGCGGCAAAGCGTTCGATTGGCTCGTCATAGGTAATCCAAGCGCCAGCAAACTCATCTATCGGCCTTATTCCAGCCTCCCGCGCCATGCGGATGATGTCATCTCGGTTCATGCGGCCTCCATCAGCCTTTGCAGGCGCTTAAAGTACTTCCACCCCTTGGCGTCCAGCAGCAGATACTTGGTGCGGATGTCGTCCTTGTGGTGGACTTTGTGGATCAGGCCGGTAAACTCCAGCTCGTCCATTAGGCGGTGCGCCGTGGCCGGTGAGCCTACGCCCATGCCCATTGCCTCGGTGACGGTTAGCGGCGCGCCTCGAGACTCGTACAGACCGATCTGCTCCAGCAGCTCCAGATGGCGCGGGCTAAGCTGGGGGTGCTTGATGTAAAAGTTGCGGCGTTCAGCCAGTAGTTCCATGATGTTCATTTGATTCTCCAAGGCATGCGGCCGGCGGCCTGGTGCTCTAATTCAGTGATTCTTTCGCGCAGCTTGACTAACTCGTCAAAGAGATAGTCGTACTGCTGGCGCAATCTGCGGTTCTCATTGCGCTCGTACTCGATGCAGGTATGCAGGTCGCTTGGGTTTTCGACGCCGCAATCAGGGCAGTTCTTCATTCCTCTTCTCCTTCTATGATGCTGGTCCTCTTGTACACGGTCATTGAGATGTCCATCAGTTCAAAGAACTCACGGTCCATCGCCTTTCCAAGGGTCGTATAAGCAATAGCAAGGGCGAACAAAGCAACGTTTGCACTCTCCTCCTTTTCCTGTACGATGTTGACGATATCCGCCGCCAAGTCTCGAGCCGCCTCGAGATCGGCATTCAGTCGCTTCTTGTCCATTGCTATTCCTTTTTGGTCTTGGGCTGATAAGTATATCAAACATATTGCATCCGTCAACTCCTACCTGTTACATATGAGACGTGCCGCACGAACAGACGCAAATCAGACCCAAATAGTTGAGGCGCTCCGAGTGATCGGCGCCACGGTGAGGGTGATTAGCCAGGGCGAAGGGATACCCGACCTGCTTGTAGGGTTTCAGGGAAAGACTGCGTTGCTGGAGGTGAAGGATGGGAGGAAGCCGCCGTCTGCGCGGGTGCTTACGCCGGCCGAGCAGAAGTTCTTTGATGAGTGGCGTGGCGGTACGCTGGCAATAGTCAACTCTGTGGACGAGGCTATTGCTGTGGTTTTGGGGATGGGATAAAGTGGGGGCGCGGTAAGCAGTTGCCGCGTTTCATTTGCTTCTCCTGTTGAGGGATTGTGGGGTCTGAGATGGCCCCACTTTTTTGCCCGCTTGACATAGATTTCCACCGCCAGATAAAGTTAAATTGTTGCTGTGAAGGGCGACAAAATTGAGGCCGTTTGCACATGCGTTCTGCCTTACCTAATGATTGAACAGTCATTAGGTAAGGCCTTCACCAGGGCGCAGTTGCAAGCGGCTTTTCTTTTTAGGGTCGGACTTAAACCGGGTTAGCGCCGGGACTTTTTCAAAAAGTGTTGTAAGTTCACGCTGCTTTATGCGAGCAGTCCGATCCCCCCTCCCACGCCAACCGTACTCCGAGCGAGATCACTGGGCCTGCATGGGCCGCGCGGAAGGAAACACCGGCACTGGCACACCCCCAGACAAATGCCGTCCAGCCTGTCAGCGAGGGACTGGGCAAGATAGTGGGAACAAGGTGAAGGACAAGCCCGCTATCGACGAATCGCTGCCTCATGGGTTTGCTGGGTAGGCACACGATAGTGCCCTCCGGGCAGGGACGAACAGCCACGGCTATTCACCCTTGGGATACCTATGGCCTGATGCGTTTTTACTGGAAACAAAATTTGTAAAGTTGGTTTTTTTTTGGAAACACAAGTTTTAAGCTGTCACTTAGGTGACATTTTTTTGTTGACGGGTGGTGCACATAAGCGTACATTTCTGCACATGGCAGCGGCAAGACTGTCATTCATCAATCAACCTAAACAGGAGTTAGCAATGAGCGTTAAAGAAGAGTCTGGTGTTATTTCCCCGCCGAAGTTCGGCACGATCCAGTTCATCATTGAGGGCACTGCCCCGCTGGTGGTGGAGCGGTTTAGTAAGAAGGCCGAGCTGATGGCCAAGATGGCGGAGGGTTCGTCGGCGAAGAATAAGAAGGACCGTACTGCGCGCGACTATGACAAGGAAGCGGAGGAGGCCCGTTACCGTTCGCCCGAGGGCTGGGAGGGGATGAATGCTGCGGCGTTCCGTGCGGCCATGATCAGCGCCTGCCGGCTGGTGGGTTTCAAGATGACGCTGGCTAAGCTGTCCACGTTCATCGAGGCGGACGGGTTTGACAAGAACGACGGCGTGCCTCTGGTGCAGATCTATGGTGACAGCCACACGTACACGGCGCATACCCGTAACGCTACCGGCGTGGTGGATGTGCGTTCACGTCCGATGTATCGCAACTGGGCGGCCAAGCTGTCGGTGCGGTACGACATGGACCAGTTCAAGATGACGGATGTTCTTAACCTGGTGGCCCGTTGCGGGATGCAGGTTGGGATTGGAGCTGGTCGCCCGGATAGCAAGGCGTCAGCTGGCTGTGGTTTCGGCCTATTCAGGGTTGTTCCGACAGAGGTTGAAGGTGAGGTGAAGAAGAAGTTCAAGATCAAGTAATGCGCTAGGCAGGCTGGGCTAGGAGCGTATCGGTTTGGTACGTTGCGGCTCGGCCCGGCACGGCAGGCAAGGAGTGGCCGGGCCGGGAATGGTGAGATCGGGCAGGGCAGGCAAGGCACGGAACGGCACGGATCGGAATGGCGGGGTCAGGCAGGTCAGGCATGGCGGGGTTCGGCAGGGAACGGCTTGGATAGGCAGGCTAGGAGAGTCCGAGTTAGGCGTGGCATGGCAAGGCAGGCGAGGAGAGGCTTGGCAAGGACGAGCAAGGCGTGGTTTGGCAGGCAAGGAGGCGCGAGGCGGGGTGAGCTCCGGCGCGGCTAGGCAGGCTAGGATCGGCGAGACAAGGCACTGCGGGGTAAGGCTCGGAGAGGCAGGCATGGCCAGGGCTGGATAGGATTGGTCCGGCAGGGACTGGCAGGCAAGGCCAGGCGGGGCAAAGTGGGGCGTGGATTGGCAGGCTAGGTTCGTTGCGTCCGGGTACGGCATGGAGTATTGAGGCAAGGCAGGCATTTTTAACAGGAGAATGAAATGAGTTTGGATATTGAAAAGTCAGTGTTGATGGATATCGCCAAGAAGAACGGTGGCATCCTTCAGGTGGACGCAGTGTTGGACGAGGCAAAGGACGAGAGCAGTCCGTTGCACGGCCATTTTGAGTGGGACAACAGCGTTGCCGCGGAGGCGCACCGTCGCTACCAGGCGCGGGTTCTGATCCAGCGGTGCAAGATCACCATTGTGGAGTCTGAGCCAACAACGATTCGTGCGTTTGTTAGCCTTCAGTCAGACAGAGAAGCTGGCGGCGGCTACCGCATGACGACCAAGGTCATGGACGACGTGGCCCTGCGGGAGGAGCTGATGCACGACATCCGTCTTACGATTGCGCGGTGGACCCAGAAGCTCAACCTGCTGGACTCGGTGACGGCAGACCTGATCTTCAAGCTGGAGGCGTCCGTGCGCGTGGCAGATGCCCCGATGGAGAAGCGGGCATGAAGCGCGCCTTGATCTTGGCGATGTTGCTGGCAGGCACGGCGCATGCAGAGTTTAATGACGGCAACCAGCTGCTGTCCAAGCTGAAAGATTCCAACTATTTCACCCAAGGGTATGCCATGGGATACATAGTTGGGATTGCAGACATGGGGATGGGGATAATTCACTGTGCTCCGCCCAATGTCACGGCCGGTCAGTTAAACGACATGGTCAAGAACTATTTAGAAAACACTCCAGCGGAAAGGCATATGACGGGTGATGCTGTTGTGAACAAAATACTCAAGACAATGTGGCCATGTGCAAAGAGGGGATCGGCGTTATGAAGACGGACGAAGACGAGGCATTTGAGCAGATAGAGAAGGCGCAGGGCTGGCGCAAGCGGCAGATAGCCAACGCAATGGACGATGACATTATGTGTTACCGCAACGACGTGCTTGAGGAGGTTGCTCGGGTGATTGAGCAATTCCATATTCCGTTTGCTGCTGACACTGTGGCAAGTTTTGCTGCGCTGGTACGGGACATGAAGCGATGAAGCGAGAGCTGTTGATTGGCTGTGGTTCAAACTGGGAAAAACGCATGACCTGCGACGGCACCCAGGACTGGAGTAATCTATCCACGCTAGACAACAACAAGGACCACAACCCGAACTACGTCATTGACCTGAGCTTTCTGCCGTATCCTTTGGCAGACAATCTGTTCGATGAGATTCATGCCTACGAGGTTCTCGAGCACACGGGCGCGCAGGGGGATTACAAGTTCTTCTTCCGTCAGTTCGAGGAGTTCTGGAGGATTCTGAAGCCGGGTGGTCACCTGCTGGCAACGTGTCCAAGCAGGCATTCTGTCTGGGCCTGGGGGGACCCATCCCATACCCGGATTGTGCAGGCGGAGCAGCTGATCTTCCTATCTCAGAAGATATACGAGGAGCAGGTTGGGAAGACGCCCATGTCGGACTTCAGGTACATGTACAAAGCAGACTTTGAGATCATCTATGCGTCGGACAACAAAGAAACGGTCGAGTTCATCATCAAGGCAATCAAATGAAAGACATATCACAGTGGACGGTGAGGCCCAAGGCGGAGCCCAAGAAGCCAACCAAGAAGGAGATACGGGAGAAGGCGGAGACGGAGTATCGTTACTGGCTGGCAATGCTGCAGGCCAACGAGATTCTGTGGAATTCCAAGTGGAACTTGGCCAAGAACCCGTTCATATCGTGGCAGGAATACAAGGAGGACCGACCGATCCGGGCGAAGATCCTCGGCCCGTACCTGAAAGCCAAGGAAGCCTACCTATCAATCCGAGAGCGTTCATGAATACAGAGATCATTGACTACGCCTATCCCTGCATGATGGCAGAGAAGGCCCTTAAAGATGCGCACAACAGCATCCTGGAGAAGAACTATGACGAGGCCTTGGAGTCGGCCATTCAGGCCATGGTTGAGTGCAGGATGATGGTCCACTCAATCCGAGACATGAGGGACCAGGCCATTCGGATAGAACGCTTGCGCAATGATTCGTAAAGTAATGACAACGTTGTCATCGGTCCCTATAAAAGAATTAACTTTGGAGGATACATGAGTAACAAAGGATTACAAATAAACGACACTGTGCGCACATATCCGCGCACTTTGATGGAAGCTTTTCCGGGGGATGAGCCGTATGCGATTGAGCATTACAGGCGCAAGTCGCGGACTTGGCCGTGGTTGTTGGCCGCAGCCTTTGGGTGGGGGTATATATGCTGGCATTTAATGTAGAGGCGCCCCCGCCGTGCTCGCACCGGTGGGCGGAGATGGAGCCTCAGATGATGGGCATGATCATCTATCGGTGTGGCCGGTGTACGGAAATGAGAATGGTATTAACGGAGAGGTCAAATGACAAACAAAAAGACTGCGATCCTGAAACAGGCGCATAAGAAGTTTGAAGAGATTCTGGCGGTGAAGGGTTTGGACTTTGCCTGGGATGGCAAAAAGTACAACACCGTAAACATCCAGACCAAGTGGCGTTACTTTGCCCTTGGGTTTTTATCTAACAACAAGGGGAAGTAATCATGTTTGATGCAACGAAGCCATTGAATTTATCGGCCATCCGTATTGACGGTGGCACGCAATCGAGGAGCCACATACTGCAGGATGCGGTGGACAGCTATGCTGCGGCCATGGCTGACGGCGCAGAGTTCCCGCCGGTCGTGGTGTTCTTTGATGGCAAAGAGTACTGGTTGGCTGATGGTTTCCACCGCTATCATGCAACGCGCAAGAACAAGCGCGCTAGCATTGTGGCCAACATCCGCAACGGGACTGTGCGTGACGCTATCCTGTATTCGTTCGGGGCCAACGGCATGCACGGCATGCAGATGACGCCAGAAGACAAGCGGCGTATTGTTCTCGAGATGCTGGAAGACTTTGAGTGGAGCACATGGAGTGATCGTGAGATTGCCCGCACATGCCATGTGTCCTACACGTTTGTGGCAAAGATGCGTGGTGACAAAGTTCCTGAGAAGGTGAAGTTCAGGGATGCTAGTGGTGAGATACGTGAGCGCCCGCGAAAGACAAAGAAGGAGCCGAAGGTTCAGGCTGCACCTGTCCTGAAGGAGACACCCCCGCAGGACAATTCGTACGAGAATGAGCAGGCCGAGACGATCAAGTATCTGATTGGCGAGAATGAGAAGTTGACGGACCAGCTGGCAGTCAAGAGCGCGCCTGATCCAAAGCTTGCGGAGGAGACGATTGCAGAGTTGCGTGAAGAGGTTCGCGTTCTGCGTATTGAATTGGCCGCAGTCAAGACGAGCCGCGATCAGTTCCAGTCAGAGAATGCTCAGCTCAAAAAGCAAGTGGCATCCTATCAACGTCAGCTGAAGAAAGCAGCGTAACCAAAGCCGACGCCGGGCGGCATGTCCCGGCAGTGGAGTTTATATGTCACTGAACCTACGTCAGTATCAATCTGACATCATTGCTAATCTGCGAAGTGGATTCGCATCCGGTCGCCGTTCTCAGATACTGTATGCGCCCACAGGGGCGGGCAAAACAGAGATGGCTATTGCTCTGCTCGAGGCAACGAAGACCAAGGGCAACAAGGCGGCCATGCTGCTTGACCGAATCGTGCTGTGCGACCAAACAAGCCAGCGCCTGCAGAAGTACGACATCGAGCACGGCGTTATGCAGTCAGGCCATTGGCGCTATCGTCCGTACGAGGACATCCAGGTCTGCTCTGCTCAGACGCTGGAGAAGCGCGGCTCATTCCCTGATCTGTCCCTGCTCATCATCGATGAGTGCCATCAGACCAGAGAGCAGACAGTCGAGTTCATCAAGAACAATCCAGATGTTAAGGTGATCGGCCTGAGTGCCACGCCCTTCACGAAGGGATTGGGCAAGGTGTACGAGAACGTCGTCTCATCTATCACCACGAAGCAGCTGGTGGAGCAGGGCGTACTGGTTCCGTTGCGCGTGTTCATTGCCAAAGAGATTGACATGGCGGGCGCAAAGAAGGTGGCAGGGGAGTGGTCGCAGGCAGAAGCAAGTAAGCGTGGCCGGCAGATCACCGGTGACGTGGTTGCCGAGTGGATCAAGATGACGCACGAAGTGTTTGGCCGCCCCCGCAAGACCATTGTGTTCTGTGCTGGCGTTGAGCACGGCGCAGACCTGTCGCGCAAGTTCGCAGAGGCGGGCTACAACTTTGTCAGCATCAGTTACCGGGACGATGACGAGTTCAAGAAGGAAGTCATTGAGGATTTCTCTAAGCCTGACACTGAGCTGCATGGCCTGATCGCCACGGACATTCTGACCAAGGGATTCGACGTGCCTGACGTAATGATCGGCGTCAGCGCCCGGCCATTTAGCAAGTCGCTGTCCTCCCATATCCAGCAGATGGGTCGTGTGATGCGCGCCAACATGGCCGATCCACAATCCAAAGAGTTCGCGTTGTGGCTGGACCATAGCGGCAACTATTTGCGCTTCCGGGAAGAGTGGGAAGACGTGTACGAGAACGGCGTGAGCGAGTTGGACGAGGGCAAAGAGAAGCCCAAGAAAGAACCAACCGAGAAGGAAAAGAAAGAGGCCAAGTGCCCGCGGTGCGAGGCGTACATGCCGCGGTTCACCGATACTTGTTCTCACTGCGGGTATGTGCGTGAGAAAAAGAGCATGGTCGAGAGCGTGCCGGGTGAGATGTCTGAGTTGCAGACCATGAGCCGGGAGAACAAGCAGGCATGGTGGTCGATGCTGCAGTGGTATGTGCTCCACGAGGGATGGTCACCGGGGCGGGCAGCCCACACATTCAAAGACAAGTTCGGCGTATGGCCACGCAACCTGAGCGATGCGCCAGCACCACCCAGCCCTGAGTTGCAGGACTTCATTCAAAAGAAAATCAGAGCGTACATTCGCAAGATTAAGAGGGGACGTTGATGGATTTCGTAAGCTTCTGCCACGCACACGGCATCATCATCGACTCGCCCCCACCAATCGGACACTGGCGTCGCTACCCTACCAACGACAAGCCGCGTCACCGCAACGGCGCGGTCAAGTGGATGGGAGATCATGGGTTTGTGCAGAACCACGCAACCGATACTGAGGTTTCTGTGTGGCGTGACGAGGGTGCGACAGAGGGCGCCAAGCGGGACTACCAGGCGCTGGCTACCAAAGCCGAGCAGGATCGCCTCCGCATGCAGAAGGAAGCGGCAGACAAAGCGGCCTTCATCCTGAAGCAATGTGCGACAGGCAAGCACGACTATCTCAAGCGCAAGGGATTCCCCGATGAGGAGTGCAACATCTGGGTGTACGAGGGCAAGCACTTCATTGTCATCCCCATGCGGGCGGATGGTCGGCTGGTCGGGTGTCAGATCATTGACCCGGACGGCGGAAAGAAGTTTCTATTCGGGCAGCGTACGGCGGGAGCGGAGTTCTGCTTTGACAACAAGGGCCCCCACATTTTGTGCGAGGGATTCGCTACGGCCTTGTCGATTCGGGCTGCACTCAAGTCAATGAAGCGGCGCTACACCCTGCACGTCTGTTTCTCTGCCGGGAATATGAAGAAGATCGCCTCCGCTATAGAGGAGCCGGGCTTGATCGTTGCGGACAACGACGCCTCCGCTACTGGGGAGCGCACGGCCAAGGAAATTGGCTGGCGTTACTGGATGAGCGATGTAGTGGGGGAGGATGCGAACGACACGCACCAGCGGGTTGGCCTGTTCAAGTTCTCGCAGAGTCTGGTCAAGTCATTGAACCAGCTCGCACCGAGCAATGGGTAGCACGAACATCATTTCGCCTCCACTACTGGAGTCCTTGCGGATGAGGGCCTCGAGCACCTCGAGCCCGATGTTCATGACCTTTTCGCCATGCCCATAGCTATCCGCGCGGACAGAAACGTTGCCGTTTTCGTCCTCGTACAGATAGATTGCGAACATGGAGCGCCTGAACATAGGCGCATTTTGATACTTTTTTGTGCAAAGGTGAATACTTTTGTTGCCGTGTGGCAACGGCGCCTCCGCTATTAGAAGGGCGCCTCTTCTACATCATCGGGGTAAGTGATGGGTTTTGGCGGGGGTTGTTCTACCTGCTCGCCATTGCAGATGGGGAAGGGCCAGGGCCATTGCCCCAGTTCTTCGGTCATACCGCCTCCGCTATCGGGTTTGCCTCCACTACTCGCGTGGCAGTGGTGCCAATGTCTGCGGGCAGGTGGTGATAGATATCTTGCGCGGCAAGTGACGCCTCCGCTATCGAATCCGCGGCGAGTGTGATTGTCTTGCGCGTGGTGGCTTCAATGGTGACGGTGAATAGTTGCATGGTGCTGGCTCCATCAGTTGGGGATTGAATTACAACCCGGGGCGGTCCCGGGCGTCTGTCACTTATGCGACACCTCGCGGGCCTCTTGTCGGCCTCGTTCGATTAGTCGGCGGGCCTCGGTTCGGTCGTCGATGTGCTCCGCCTCGATCATTGCTCGGAGGGTCTGGGCCTGGATCTGGCCTCGTTCAAATTTGTAGCCGGCCTCTATGTAGTCGTGCTCCGTGTGCTTCATGTTCTCCCCTTCATGCGTTGCAACAGCCACAGCAGGGGGCATCCTCGCACAGTCCGGCCTTGTTTCGGTAGTATTCGCGGCCTCCTGCGCGCCAGTAGTTGGAGCGATAGCGGCGCTGTGCTCGGATCATGTAGCGGCCCACTGCTGCAGCGGTTTCCTGGTCAAGCTCTGGGTCGATATCGCGGGCGAGTTCTTCGGCGTGGTCAATGGTTCGGGTGGTGTTCATGTCATGCCCCGATTGCTTTGTAAACTGCGGCGCGGGCCCGATCCAGTACGGGCAAGCTGGCATCTCGTTGATCGTCCAACAAATCCACCAGGGCGCGGAGTAGGTCGGGCGCGGCGGCGATTAGTTGGGCGTCTGCAGGGTTGCGGGTGTCGCTGTAGACAACCTCGCCAATGGCGTGATCGTGGCGGTTGTTGATTAGGTAAACCCGGGGGCTGTGTCCGTGTTGGATCGTCCAGGGGCCGGGGGTGTGTTTTGTTTTCATGGTGTGACCTTTCAAGCTGCGAGGATGGGGATGGATCGGCGGCGCTGGTGGCCTGGGGCGTGATCAATGATGACGATATCGCGGGCGGCCTTGGTGGTTCCACCGCACAGCATACAGTCGGCGCACGTGGTGCGCTTCCCGGCCTCCGCGGATGCGGGGCAGGAGATTTCACCGGCTTGTCGGTCGGCCTGGGTGGTCACGCGGAAAACCCGGAGCCCAAATAGGTTTGCCAGGGCTGCATCGTCTGGGTTGTCTGCTGATGCCATAACAAGGCGTTTCCAGCGGTCAAAATCAAAGTCGCGGCGCTGCCATTGGTGGCTGTAACCCGTGTGGCCTGCGGTGTACTGGGTGAGTTCTTCCCACAATCCCACGGGTGCGGCTGCAGGGTCGCCATAGGTGCCGAGTCGGAGTTTCAACCCGGCGATGATGGCGGCTGCTGCATCGGGTGGCACGCGGTCATACACTCCGCGGCGGTAGGCGTTGAACACTGCCAAAGGGCCATGTCCGAGGTTGACATAGCAGGGCGCTTTTCCGGTCTTGCGGGCCAGGGTGGGGCGGTGCTCGCACTGTCCACAAATCGCGGCGTCTTGTCCGGCCTTGGCTGCGGTCACCGGGTCGACGTCCGATCGGATGATGTAGGACTGGACTAGGTGTCCGGTCTTGGTGTTCTTGCTCTTGGCCTTGATGCCAGTCAGTATCACGACAATAGGCGCCCCGTCAATGCGGCTCGGGCCTTCATAGACTATCAATCCCTTCATGATGCAATCCCTTCGGGTAGGTTGGACTCGTGGCGTTCGGTGATGGTGTAACCCAAGGCGCGGATTTGTCGGAGCGTGTCGAGCGTGAGAGTTTTAGTCCCGGCGATGCGGGCAAATTGGCGGGCCTGTTCGCAGGCTGGGTATATGACCGGGTTGCCGTAAACCCGGCGGACGGTGACGGTGATGGTGTTCATGCTTTGACCTTTCGGGCGGTGATTCGGACAGTAAAAGTTGGCTCGGTGGCTTGCGTGGTGTGCGCGCGCACCAGTTGGGCGGATGGCTGCAGTTTTGCGGCGATGGTTTTCCAGTCGGTTTTTACCGGGTAACTCTCGCTGATGGTGACGTGGTGGGCGGTGCCGTCGGCCTCGGTCACGCCCGCGGCGATTAGTGCGGCCTTGTAGGTGTCGGCTCGGATCTGTAGGTCGGCAATCTGGGCTCTGATATCGGCCAGGGTATCGATGGCGTCGATGATTTCGTCGGGGGTGAATAGCTGGTTCATGGTTTCATGCTCCAAAAGTGAAGGGCAAAGGGAAGGGCAAAAAGTGCGGCGCAAATTAGAACGGCGAGGGCGTCTCTCATAGGGTCACCCGTTGGGCGAGTGCTTCGGATATCTCGCCGGATCGGGCGAGATGGTCTACAAAGTCAACAAAGGCGCACCGGGTGTCAGTGCAATAGTCGCGGCGGGTGTTGTCCTCGCGGGTCCAGTCGCGGGCCGGGTGACGGCGGCGGTCGGCGGTCGGGTGCGCGGCCCAGAATGCGGCGCGGATTTGTTTCTGTGTGGTCATCATGGCGGGTTGTCCTTTCAATCGAGGTCGAGGGGTTGTTGTCCGGTGTACTGGTGGCGGGTGTCGGGGAAGTCGTCCGGGTCGATGTAGTCCGGATCGCGGGGGTTGGTGGTGCGGGTCATGCGGGCGCGGTGGCGGCGGTTGGCGGCTGCGGCGGCTCGCAAGTCCTCGCGGGTGGATTCGTCCGGTTCGTAGGGGTGCATGGTGTCATTCTCCGAAGATGAAAGCGGCGCCCATGACGCCGAAGGCGAGCAGGGCCACCAGTGCCAGGGTGAGGGAAATACTGCCAGCGAGCAGGGCGAGCGATACGGTGAGCGTACCGGCGGCCCCGATGAGGGCGGCGGCGATGCGCAGGGCGGTGATTACGGGGTCGGTCATATTGCTAGTCCTTTCAAGGGTTGCATGCATTGGGGTAATGCATAGGCGCGATGCTGTCATCATTCCCGGGAGTGCTCAAGCGCTCGGAGTCACCTATGCGACAAGCCTGGGCGTTTTGTGTCCTTTTGTTTCCAGAAAATGCCGGGGTTATGTAGTATTTCGACCTTGTCAACCCCTTGGTGTCGCCCAGGTGACAATTCTGGGTTTGTTCCGGTATGATCGGGGCCGTGTTCAAAGCGAAGCGGTGCAGTATGAATCGACCTTCACGTAAACAGATAAGGCAAGCACTAGATACAGTACCGATCGATCAAGTGCTAGGGGTTCCCGGAGAGCTAACCCATAAACAAAAGACATTCGCCCGTTTAGTAGCTCAGGGAGAGACAGGGGCAGGCGCGTACCGCAAAGCATACAAAGCCACCGGGAAACCTAAGACGGTAGGTAATGCGGCAAGCGTTCTCAAAAAGCACGATGGAATTGCTCGGGAGATAGAAGCCTTCAAGCTGGCCAATGAGGCGTTGGAATATCAGTCCCCTGCGCAATTACGCGCTCTAGTAATCCATTCTTTGGTGAAAGTTATTACAGATCCTGACTCAAAAGATAGTACAAAAGTACAAGCGGCTAAGGTTTTGGGGACGGTTACAGAAGTGGCGGCGTTTACGGAGCGGCGCGAAGTGCGCACCATCAAGACAAGCGAAGATGCGCGGGCTCAGTTGCTGGCCAAGCTCCATCAGGTCATGAAAGCAGGCGCGATAGATGTCGAATCACGCGATGCTGATTCATTGTTATCCGAAATCGTGCCGGCTGAATCGAGCGATACAGAGCAGGCGGACGAGGTGGCCCCGGTTCTCGATGCGCAGGAGGGTGAGGGTGACACCCCCAGGCCCCCAAATGCCGTTTGGAGTCCCACTCTGCCATTACATAGTATTCCGCACACCCAATCCCCTAATTTTTCCGTTGACCCCCCTCCCCCCATTGCAAATTCTGCTGATGAGTTGGAAGCTGAGCTAGGAAAACAGGCCCCTTTATGAATACTTTAGAAATAGGTGGGGGGTATATTTTTAGAACTTTTAGGAGGGAGTGATGACAACGTTGTCATTGGTCATGAATAGGGAGATGGCGCGTAGGCCGAGGGTTAGGTATGAGGATTGTTTGGGGGTGGATATGAGTCCGGTGCAGAGGGAGGTATTTTTGATTGTGGATGAGTGGTGGAAGAAGTTTGGGCACAGTCCGACTTTGAGGCAGATTGCGGAGATGAGGGGGAAGAGTGGGGTGGGGAA